TGGAACTTTCCGTTCCATGTGGAGGCGTGGTGACCGGATGAACCAGTCCGTAGGCCAGGGCATCCCGTCCAAGCTGGCGGGCATCCCCAGCGGGCACCTCGCGCCATCGTCGTGGGTGCTGCCGTACAAGCCGGGGGCGATGTCGTCGTTCACCAATCTGGTGGTGACGGTCACGCCGGGTACGCTGAACCTCGCGGCGGGCGTCAACATTAGCGGCGACTCGACGGTCACGATTACTGTCAACCCGGCAGACGGGCAACTGATCGTCTCGGCGTCAGGTTCAACGTCCATCACGTTCAACCTTGCGGGCAACTTGGCTGGTGCCCTGTCCGCATCTGGCAGTACGTCCTTCTCGTTTGCGGTCAACAACGCCACGCTGGGGGCTATTGTTGACGCCATCGGCGCTGCGCTGGTGCAGTTCTCAAACAGCGCCACGGTCAGGGCCACGGGCAACCTGTCGGGCGACATCACGCCCTTCACAGAACTTAGCCCGCAAAATTTAGCGGCGGCGGTATGGGAAACGATTGCCGCAGACTTTAACGAGGCGGGGACGATGGGCAAGCTGCTCAACGACGCGGGCGCACCACCAACAGCCGCCCAGGTGGCCGACGCGGTCTGGAACAAAGTTCTCCCGTAGCGCATGGCTACCACCGGTCAGCGCCTCGTAGAGCTGTCCGGCCTTCCGACCGGGACGGCCGGCGTTCACCTTGTCACCATGTCGACCGCGGGATCCACGGCCGCGCAGCGTTTGTTGTCGCGCTCCCCGCTGCCTACGGCCACGGCAATCGTGCATCTGATTAACGCGTCGACGGGTGGCGTCAGCACTGGAGGCGAGTTCATCATGCTGCGTCGCCGCCGACGACTGTGACTGACTTTTGCACACCTAGTATCTTTCTCGTAGCATCGGAACAACGGCCCGTGGTCCACCACCGCGTTTGGCCAAGACCGCAGCACAGAGGCCGAACATGGCCCAGCAACAGCTGTGATCAACCATAACCCCACCAGTGAACGAGTTCTCTACCCTCACATGGGCCCACGTCCAGAAGTGGGCCAGCGATGAAATCGAGCGAGTGCGCTTGCGCAACGACTCGGTGGAGCTGACCTACGAACAGACGATGGCCCTGAGAGGGGAGATCCGCGCGCTGAAGAGGCTTCTCGCGCTGCCTGAAGAGGTGGCCCGTAAGTCCCAAATGGCGTCCTCGGCAATGCCGACGATGTCCGATCTTTGACGCAAGGAGATGTGAATGGCAGACCAAGCTCTTGATCAAGCGCTTGCCGAATGGAACGCAGTAGCCGAAGAGCGTGACGCACCGCCGGAAAAAACGCCGGAGCTGATCGCGGAAGAGGTTGCACAGGCGCCCGCTGGCGAGTCCCAGGAACAGAAGCTGGTCGACCCGTACGAGGGGTTGCACCCTGATGTCCGCGCCAGGCTGGAGCGGTTCGATCAGATGGCAGCTTCTCAACAGCAGCTGGTCAACGAACTGAAAGAGGCCAAGGGCCGAATCGGTGCGCTGCAGTCTGAGTTTGCAAAAGCCCGCCAGGCGCAGCCTGCCGAGCAGCCGACACAGAAGCAGATCGCCGCGGCACAGGTCGACCCAGATAAGTGGGCAGCGCTGAAGCAGGACTTCCCCGAGTGGGGTGAAGGTATTACCGCGTACGTCGAGGCGCGGCTCGGTCAGCTGGGTGGGGCAGGTCTCACTTCAGAGCAGATCGAGCAGATCGTGTCTCAACGCACTGAGGCGACCAACGCTCAGCTCGAGAAGAAATTCAACGAGGCCTTGGTCTCGGTGAAGCACAAGGAATGGCGCAAGGACGTGAACACGCCCGAGTTCGCCAATTGGTTCCAGGTGCAGACACCGGAAGTGCAGGCCCTGGCCAGCAGCAAGGATGGATTCGATGCCATCGACATGCTGGACAGGTTCCACGCGGACAAGGTCAAACCAGTCGCTGACGTCAAGCAGGAGCGCCAGAACAAGCTCGCTGCGGCCGTCACGGCGAAGCCCGGCGCTGCGGCGAAGGTCACGAAGACATTCGATGACATGAGCCTCGCCGAACAGTGGGAATACATGGCCAGGGAGCGAGAACGCTCCCCGGCCTAAACGAAAGGAACTGAACCATGGCACTGCAAAGTTACAGCACCGTTGCGTCGCGAAACCTCATCCGCGCCGCACAAGACATGCTGGCTCACGCCCAGCCGATCACCGTCCTCGGTGACTTCGGCACGCAACGCCAGATGCCCCAGAACGCGACCGACACCCTGGTGTTCCGCCGCACGCTGCCCTTCGGCGCTTCGACCTCGGGCACCACGATCGAGAACAGCGCTCGCTACGTGGGCACTCCGAGCGTGACCCCCACCAGCTTCGTGCTGGGCGAGGGCGCTACGCCGAACGCCAACACGATCAACTTCCAGGACGTCACCGTCACGCTGCAGCAGTACGGTCTGCTGTACAAGTTCAGCTCCAAGGTCGAGCTGCTGTACGAAGACGACGTCCCCGGCGAGATGGTCAAGCTGGTGGGCGAGACGATGGCCGAGGTGCTCGAGCTGGTGCGCTACGGCGTGCTGAAGGCTGGCTCCACGGTGATCTACGCCAACGGCTCCAGCCGCGCGTCGGTCAACACCCCGATCAGCCTGAACGCCCTGCGTCGTGCGGCCCGTACGCTGGAGAGCAACCGCGCCAAGCGCGTGACCTCCCGTCTGGCCCCTGGCGTGAACTTCGGCACCCGTGCGGTTCAGCCGGCCTACATCGTGTTCGTGCATACGGACGCCGTGGCTGACATCCGCAACCTGCCTGGCTTCACCAAGGTCGAAGAGTACGGCACCTTCAAGCCCATCCACGACAACGAGATCGGCGCCTGCGAGGACTTCCGCTTCATCAAGTCCCCGCTGCTGGCCTCCTTCGCGGCTGCCGGCTCGGCCACGCTGAACGGCTGCCTGTCGGTTGGCGCCTCCAACGTCGACGTCTACCCGTTCCTGGTGATCGGCGAAGACTGCTGGGGTCAGGTCGCTCTGAAGGGCATGAACGCGATCACCCCGCGCGTGCTGAAGTCGGGCGACATCAACCACGCCAACCCGCTGGGCCAGTTTGGCTACGTGGGCGCCAGCACCTGGTTCGCCGCGGTGCGACTCAACGAGGCCTGGATGGCTCGTATCGAGTGCGGCGTGACGGCCCTCTGATGGATGAATTGACGCCCTGAGTTCGCTCAGGGCGTCAACAACCAAAAGGAAATCATCCATGTCGAACAACGCTCTGTACTCCCTCCTCAACGACGGCAGCCCGATCACGCGGACTTTGGCTGTCATCACGACGCTGGACTTCCCGTCCGTCTCCGCGGCTGGCACCCAGACCCTGACCGTGACTTGCCCGGGCGCTTCGGTCGGCGACATCGTCGCCCTCGGCCTGCCGGCAACCGTCGACGCGGGCATCGTCTTCGATGCTCGTGTGTCGGCGGCTAACACGATCACCGTCCGCGCGATGAACATCACGGCGTCCCCTGTTGACCCGGCCAGTGCCACGTACGAGTTCGTGGTCTTCAAGCTGGTCTGACCCTGAAAGGAATCTGAAACATGTCATACAACCTCGAGCAAGGCTCTTCGCTGACTGCGGTCTTCGCTGTGGCCACCGCGGGCGCGGCTCTGACCGGCTTGTCCGGCGCTGCCACGACCTACAGCTCCAGCGCCTTCGGCTTCGCGCTGAACGGTGACTGCTTCGCCAAGGCCCTGGTGTCCGGCGGCACGACCCCCACGACCGATGGCAACACCGGCGCGGCTATCACCCTGACGGCCAACAAGGCTCGCGCGATCGTGTGGGCGGTCAACTCTGGCGGCACGTTCAGCGTGTACGCCGGCCCGATCGTGGACTGGACCGACACTTCGGCCAACTCCACCGTGTGCCCGCTGCCGGCGATCCCGGGCAACGTGACGCCCTTTGCGGCCCACACCGTTCAGGCTGGCTCGACGACCTCGGGCACCTGGACCTTCGGCTCCAGCAACTGGAACGCGACCGGTATCGCTTCGATCACCGTGCGCAACCTCTGCCAGCTGCGCAACCAGCCGTTGCTGACGACCTGATCGGTCTTCGGCTTTGGGGGCCTCTGCCACTGCCTTGCGGGGGCGGGGGCCCTTCTTCGTCAACCACCTGAAAGCAGCCCACCATGGCAAAGAAATCCGCTCACATCGAAGGCCTCATTGAGCAAGGCGTCAAGGTCGAGGACGACCAGCCGGACATCCAGCTGGTCTCGCAGACTGACCTCGCGTCCGCTGCCTCCGACGAGAAGTTCATGCACGAGGACGTCACTGTCGTGATCATGCCGACCACGGACCCCAACGCGCCGCCGTACGCTGTCATCAGCGTCAACGGTGACAGGCCGGTGGTCATTGCGCGCAACAACCCGACTCGCGTCAAGCGAAAAGTGCTGGAGGTCTTGGCGCGGATGAAGGAAACGCGGTGGCTGCAAAGCGTGCCCGAGGGTTACACCGGTCAGATTGACATGGGCTCGCTGCGGGGCCACACCGGTTTCGCATACCCGTTTACTGTCCTTGAAGACAAGAACCCGAAAGGCGCCGCCTGGCTGGCCAACATCATGGCGGAGCCGAGCTGAGTCATGTCGAACGGGTCGTACTACACGTACATGCACGTCCGCGAAGGCGACGGGCGTCCGTTTTACATTGGCAAAGGTAAAGGTTCGCGGGCGTGGAGCAGCAAGAACCGCAATCGAATGTGGAAAAACGTCGCTGCCAAGCACGGGTACGCAGTCAAGATTCTGGCCAACTGGCCAGACGAGGCGTCCGCGTTTGAACATGAAAAGGTTCTCATAGCGGCGATGAAAGACATGGGCATTGCGTTGTGCAACTTGACATGCGGCGGAGAAGGCGCCTCTGGCGTTTCTCGTAGTTTGGACTTTCGCCGCCGTGTGTCGGAAGTTCACAAGGGCAAAGTGGCGACAAAAGAGACGCGACGCCGCATTTCAGAATCGAGTCGAGGGCGCCGATTGAACTTGGACGCTCGATTCAAGATCAGCCAGGCGTTGCGCGGGCGTCAAGTAAGTCTGTCTACTCGCGAAAAGATCGGGGCTAAGCACCGAGGGAAAGTTCGCACAGAGGAAGACAAGCTAAAGCAGTCTCAAACGAACAGAGCGCGTGCTCCGAAGATAGTCGCGCACGGTCAGTCCCTTTCTCGCAGAGAGTGGGCGGAGCATTTGGGGGTGAATATGGCGACGGTCACCCGGCGCCTGCAGCGCGGCCTGGCGCCCGATGGAAGGCAGCTGACGTGAACTACCTGCAGCTCGTCAACCTGGCTCGCTCGGAAGCGGGCGTGGCTGGTAGTGATCTCGCCACGCTGCAGGGCACGATCTCGGCCGAGTCGACCCGGTTCAAAAACTGGGTCGCCAACGAATGGGTCCGCATCCAGTCGGAGCACCCGGACTGGGAGTTCCTGCGTTTCGGTGGCGAGTTCAACACGGTGGCCAACCAGGCGAACTACACGCCCCAGCAGGCCGAGGCCACGAGCGATGGCACCTCGTCTGGCACGCCCATCCTTGGCAACTGGAAGCGTGACAGCTTCCGGGTGTCGACGGCCGGGCAGAACTACAACGACGAGATGCTGCTCGGGTTCATGCCCTGGTGGCAGTACCGCAACCTCTACCAGTACGGCAACATGCGTTCCGCGCGCAGCCGGCCTGTGGTGTTCTCGATCGACCCGCAGAAGAACCTCTACTTCGGGATCGTTCCCGATGGCGCGTACACCATCGTCTACGAGTTCTACCGCACGCCGATCACGCTCAGCGCGGACGCTGACACCCCGGCCATGCCGGCCCGGTTCCACGAACTGATCGCGTTCCGTGCGCTGCGTGCGTACGGCATCTTCATGGCTGCGCCTGAGGTCATCGGCCGGGCTGACGACCAGATCAGCCGCATCGGCGCCGAGCTGGCCGCGGATCAACTTCAGGTCATCACGAGCGGCCCGCCGCTCGCCTGATCATGGTAGTCCCGATCAGGACAGCCCCGGTCAAATACGACGTGTTCAAGCTCCAAGGGGGCTTGGATCAGATCACGCCCACGCTGTCGCTGCCGCCCGGCGTGGCCCGGGAAGCCCAGAACTTCGAGGTCAGCACGACGGGGGGCTACAGCCGGATCGCGGGGTACGAGAGGTTTGACGGCAGGACCAGCCCAAACAGTGCGGTCTACGCGGTCGTTTCGCTGACCTCCACCGCGGGCATTACCTCAGGCGCGACCATCAGGAACCTAGCCAACACGGTCACGGGCGTGGTCATCACGGTGGACGCAGTGAACGTCGTCTACACAAAAGCGGTCGGCGCTTTCGCGGTCGGCAATGATGTCTACGTCGGCGCGACTTTGATCGGGGCGGTGGTCTCAACAACCTCTTTCTCCCCCGACGCTCTGACGCAAGCCACCTACCTGGGATTGGCCGCGGACGTGTACCGAGCAGACATCGGGCCTGTTCCGGGCTCTGGACCGGTCCGGGGTGTCGCGTTCCTCAACAACACCGTGTACGCCTGGCGCAACAACGTCGGCAACACGGCGATGGCCATTCACAAGTCCACGAGCAGTGGCTGGACGGCCGTTGCGTTGGGCTTTGAGCTTGCGTTCAATAGTGGAACAGGCACAGCTATCGCCGAAGGAAACACGGTCACTGGGCAAACAAGCGGGGCCACGGGTGTCGTAGCCCGCGTTGTCATTGAAAACGGCACATCGTGGTCGGGCGCAACTGGCAGGTTGATTCTTTCCAGCACCTCAGGGACGTTTGCCGCGCCGGAGCATCTTCGAGTTGCAGGAACCACTCGCGCGCACGCGGGCGGGGCGGCAACCGCCATTACGCTCGCCCCGAACGGCCGCGTGGAGACGGTGGTCGCCAACCTGGGGGGATCGCTTGCGTCCACGCGTTTGTACGGCGCTGACACCGTCAACAGGGGCTTTGAGTTTGACGGCACGGTGTACGTTCCCGTCCGCACGGGCATGGCCGACGACACCCCGGACCATGTGGCGGTGCAGAAGAACTACCTCTTCTTCTCGTTCGGGCCCAGCGTGCAAAACAGCGCCGTGGGCGCGCCCTACGTGTGGAGCCCGGTTCTGGGCACCAACGAGCTGGTGGTCCCCGAGAACGTGACTTGCATGCAGTCAATGCCAGGTGACGCGACGACCGCTGCTCTGGCCATCTACACCAAGAACAACACGCACATGCTCTACGGGGTGTCCGCCAGCGCGTGGAACCTGGTGCCGTACGACAGGGGCACGGGCGCGGCGCCGTACACCACGCAGACCATCACCGACGCGTACTCGCTGGACGACCGGGGTGTAATGGCTCTGTCGACCACCCGTAACTACGGCAACTTCGACAGCGCGACGCTGACGTTTGCTCTGCGCCCGTTTGTGCAACTGCACCGAGGACTGGCCACGGCTTCAGCTGTCAGCCGGGAGAAATCTCAATACAGGGTGTTTTACAGCGATGGAACGGGGTTGTACAGCACCATTGTCAACGGCCGGTCGCTTGGCACAATGCCCGTCAATTTCCCGAACCCGGTCAACTGCTGGTGCGAGGGGGAGGTCACGACGGGTAGCGAAGTTTCGTTCTTCGGCTCCACCAATGGTTACGTCTACCAGATGGAAACGGGGCCGGACTTTGACGGCGTCTCCATCAACTCTGCTTTGAAGCTGAACTTTAGCCCTCAGGGGAACTCCCGAGTGTTGAAACGATACCGCCGTGTGTCGTTGGAGATCACCGGCACAGGCTACGCCGGCTTCGACTTTGGTTACCTGCTCGGGTACGAAACGACGGACATCGACCAAGCGCCCACGAGGCCCTACTCCGTGCCGTTCTTTGCAGCGACGTGGGACGCGTTCGTCTGGGACGCTTTCGTTTGGGACGGCAGAACGCTGGCTCCCAGCGAGGTCACGTGCGACGGAACTGCCGAGAACATCGCAATCGTCATTTCATCCGACTCACGGTTCAACCAGCCGTTCACAATCAACAGCGTGGCGCTGCACTACTCGCCGCGTAGAGGTATCAGGTAATGTCAAACCCGTATTACAACCACGGCACGTACCCTGTCACTGGTTCTTCTGGATCCTCGGCGGCCATGCGCGCCGAGCTGAGCGCTATTTCCGCTGGGTTTGACCTGCTGCCGACGTTGAGCGGGAACGGGGGCAAGTACGTGCTTGTCAACGCAGCTGGCAGCGCCATGACGGTGTCTGGTCTGGTGAGTGAGTCGGGCTCGACGCTGACAGTTTCCGCCCCCACGCTTACTTGGTCGGGCAACCCCACGCACAGCGGTAATCACACGTGGTCGGGCACAACCACCCTATCCGCGTTGTCTGCCTCGCAAGCGGTGTTTACTGACGCCTCAAAGAACTTGGTGTCCAACGCCATCACGGGCACGGGCAATGTGGTGATGTCCACCTCCCCCACGCTGGTGACTCCGGTCCTTGGAGCGGCTACGG